AAACCCTCAATGGATACTGCATAATTAATTGGTTTATCACTAATGATAAAGCGCAAAGGCTTACCAGACGTGCGCCAGTTATCAATTGTTTTGACATAGCTATAAGGATCGTTCGGCGTACAAGCACAAAATGTATAGCTTTGATTAGGGAAGAAGCTGCTTAAAGACATTGTAAGCAATGCAGTTTTACCCAGCATATTCAACTCACCGATATTGTTAATATTTATCGTCGAATTATTTTGCTTTGCCGTGACTTCGAAAGATGATGGCCCTACCGGAAATTGAATCCGACTATTACATTGTAAATATACTTTTGGCGGTGTATTACCGCTTCCACTGCTGTTCAGACCATTAAGTAGACTATTTAAAAGACTCATTTTGTAAACCACCCACTTTTTTAAACTGCACCGACTGCCTGATTCATTGCATGACTTTCAATCTTCTGCGCGATTGCTGTAGCAATTTTTTCAATATCAGCATCTTCACGTATGACGATTGTATCAGCAAGCTTTGCAATTGTAAGACTAATACCTGCTTTGACTGCATCCGCTTTACCGCGTTCGTATTCTGATTTCATGCTTTTATCATGCGGTATAACTCTTGATCCAGTTGGCAAATCTACAATCTCGGCACCAGCGTCATGAATCATTGCGGGGCCGCCTTGCCAGTTATCTGTGCCTTTGGCAAGCATAGGAGGTATATTGGGTGAATAATGTTGACCACCGACAAGCGGAACCCATGATGGAATATCTACATTAATATTATTAATGCCACTGATAACATCATTGATTATGGCTTTTACACCGCCAAGGACAGTCTGACAAATCCCCTTAATCGTTGAAAAAATACCACTAAATACTTCAACAATGCCTTGCCATGCTGCGCTCCAACCGCCAGCAAACACACCAGATATAAAAGCGATTACAGCATTAAATACTTCTTCGATTCCGGCAATAACTTGAACAATACCATTCTTCGCCCAAGTAAAATTATTGACAATGCCTGCCCATAAAACAGCAAAGAAAGCTGTGATTGGTGTCCAGTACGTATAGATCAAAAAAACCAAACCAATAACAATCATTATTGCTATACCGATAGGATTTGCAAACATCAGCTTTGCTGCCATACCTACCATTTTTAAGGTAGATACTAATGACCCTAATTTTGTGGATAGTAACGGAATTATACCGCCAGCTTTAACGATAGCAGCAGAAGCACTTGTCAAAGTTCCAAATAACGAACCAAAACCGGACACTGCTTTACCTAATACACCAAGGCCGATCGTTCCAACGACAATAAATTGTATAACGTCTACTAACATTTCTTTCTGCGCTGGTGTCATAGCATCTAAAGTTTTGGCTAAACTTTTCATCAGTGCAGATGTTCTTAGCAATAAAGGTGCCATGCCAGCACCTAAATCCATACCCGCATTTTTTAATTCATTCAAAGCAATTCGTGTCTTTTGTGCTGGTGTCATCATTGCATCATAACCAGCAGCTGCCGCACCACTACTATTTTTAATCTTACCTAATATATTATTGTAGTCTCCCATGTCGGCAGTAAGCGCTTTAAATCCGTTTACGGCTTCGACTCTACCAAAAATTTTAGTCAGGACTGTACTGTCTCCACCGGATTTTTCTTTTAACTCTGCCATAAAATTAGCGTAACCAACTGCCTTTAAATGGGCTTCGGTAAAGTCCATACCGATAGACTGTGCCGCCTTTTGACTCTGCTTACTTTGCTTTTGTATGGCAGTAATCATACCCTGTATCTCTGTGATTGCTTCTGGTGTTTTTACACCTTTTTTCGTAATTGCATCAATACTGGCAAATAATTCTTCGGTTTTCACACCAGCCATACCAGCACTTGTCGCAACCTGTCCAATACTTTGCGATATTTCGTTAAAGGTTGTTTTACCAAGAGACTGTGCTGCAATCATCTGATCCGCTACTTTGCCGACTTCCTCGGTTTTCATACCATAAGCATTTAATACCGTTGTTAGTCCGTCAACCGCTGTCGTCTGATCGGAAAAACCTGCAACAGAAGCTTTAACGGCTGTATCCATAAATTCTGTAGCATGAGCAGCATCAACATTGGCGGATAGTGCCTGGTATTCTGCGGCGGCAAGATCTGTAACACTAGCACCTGTTTCATCACTAACTTTGCGTAATCCATCAGATAATCCCTGTAAAGATACGACATTACGATCAATCGCCGTACTAACCTTTGCCATACCGTCTTCATATTGTGCGTGTAATTTAATACCTTCTGTTGCGGCACCAGCAAGGCCAGCACTCAACAAAGTTAATTTTGCAGCTGCACTGCTTATAGTTTTTCCCATACCATTTATAGTTTTGGTGACCCGCTGATTAATCTTTTCAGCTTCGGCCATGTCCTTTGCATAAGTCTTGATTGACTTTCCTGCACCTTTTGTCGCAGAAGAAGCCGCTTTCATAGCAGTTTCATTGTTCTTAATCGCAGAATCAACTGCACGTAAGGTAGGTGTACACTGATCGATTAGGCGAAGAGTTGCATCTATTACTTTTGCCATTAATTATCATTCCCTTCAGGGGAATTTTCTTTACTTCGTTGTTCTAATTCATAACGAATGATAGAATATAAAATTTGTTTCTCACCGATCGGCAGCCAATAGATTTCGCTCGGGAATTTATGATGAAACCGCCAAGCATAATAAATCAGCTGCATTTCCCAATCGGTTTCGATCAGTTTTTTATTTCTTTATCCGCTTCGTCTTCGTCCTTTTCATAACCGGACAATTCGTTAATTTCTTTATAGACATCCTCAATTTCACCGGATAGAAATAATTTAGCAATCAATTCTTTTGGTGTTACGGCATTAAAATGATCAAGTAACTTTTGATCTTTTAAATCCGGTTCTTTAATGCCATCCAAAAGAATAAGCATTCTCATTGAATAAATATCAACATCTCTAACATTCCCTTTTTTCCCTATATCCACACCATTTTTCTGAATTTCAGCGTAACGTTTTGAACCAATTGCCGATAAATCAAGTATAAAATCAGTTTTTAGCACCTTGGATAAGCGCTTTATTTCATACTTTTTATGAGGTAATTCCGTTATCTTTTTTGCATCGGCCTGTAATAATTTATCAATAAGAGACATTTAAAATCATTCCTTTTCTGTTTGAATATATCCACGCGTGAGCGTGGACAATCTAATATTTATTCGTTAGCGCTATCTAAAATATCAAAATCGGTAAAAGTAAAATTATAACTTTCATCACCGATCTTTTTCGCAGTCCAATCTGCTAAGGTTAAGCTGTCAAAAGTTGCATCCTTAATGACAACACGTTCGGTACCGATACTGTCCGGATCTGATAACTTTGAAATAAGTGTGCAAACCGTCTGCTTACCAGCCTTAATATTAGCAGCCATTTTCGTAACCATATAGGAAGATACATGGTTCATTTTTAAAGATCCTTTGCCTTCCCAGCCTACAACCTTAAATTCATCTGCCATTTGCTTTACGATATTTACAGCCTGCTTTTTAAGCGTAACATTTGCTTTAAACTCTGTAATTTGGGCCATATAGTCACCATCAATCCAGACCTCACCATTCGTGCCCGACATTACCTGTTGTGCTTTCATACCTTCCATTTATAATCACATTCCTTTTTATTTAAATAAAAAAAAGGCCGAAAGAATCCAGCCCTTCCTTAAATACTTACATTTAGCGTAATTCCTTCAATTGCATCAAGAATCTTGATATTTGCGGCAAGAAAAACTTGATCCCGTGTATTTGCTTCTTTAGCAACTTGATCTTTCATGGTCGCAAGCGCGGCTTTATCAAAATCACCATTAGAAAGCAAATATGCTTTTTGTGCGGGCAAATCAATAAAACAATCATTCTTGTTTTTATCAAGAAGTCCGTCAATTTCCAGCTGCATAAAATAGCCTTGAATAGCACTGATAAGCAAGCATTTATTGTCGTAACTATTAGCATACTTACCGATATAACTATCATTCGCCGTATCCTTAATATCGTCGTGGATCATATCCATGCAATCGATCAATTTCAGCTTTTTGAAACTGTCATTTTTCCCCTGAATCGTTGTCACTAAAGAATTTACACCACGTGCTATCTTGTACTTCGTTCCATCAAACATAATAAGCAATTCGCCATTCCCGATTTTCGTATCCATTTGATCTTTTGTATATTTATCACAGTCAATGACCTCTGATAATGGTGCAAACGTGCAAGATATTGTCATTGGTGTTCCGCAGATCATACCTGCAATCCGGCTGCAATATTCTGCTGTCGTGTATTCCTTTGCTGCTGTGATGATTTTGCTGTTCGTAAAGTTTACGACACCCTCAAAGTCTGCTGAACAATTGGGTAAAACAGCTTTGACCATCTTATCTTTAACTGTCCTCATTCCCTTAATCCATGCAGCAATTTTTTGGACATTCGTCGATTCAATTTCTGGAATAACAAGATAATCCCATCTTGCATGTTCTAATTGCAACAGAACCTCATCATAATCCGTGGCCGAATCGTCTTCTACATAAACAAGAATATGTTTAGGACTGGTTTGATAACCGCCTAAAGCAAGTTCAATTTGTTCTTTATTCGCGTCGATCAAACCATCTGGAATATCTGTTGTCGTGTAAATTGTATATGGGCTACCAGAAAACAGGGCTTCATTGCCCGTTACACCTTCTGCGGCAGCTACCTTTTTTTCTTTAAGTATCATTGCAACAATACCGCGCTGGCTGCGTTCAATTGCTGTGATACTGGTCGATTTAAAGGCAATCGTAATACTCGGTAATCCAAGTGCCATTTATAATCATCCTTTCATTTTTCCATAAAAACAACCGCCCAGAATTGTTTCTAAGCGGCTTTTTATTCTCCCTATACAAATATAGGTTGTTTTAATATTGGTTTGCTACATCTTGATTTAAATGCTGCATAATGTCATAACCTGCGTTTGGATCATAGCCTGTACTATCCAGATAATCAATCCTGATTGTGACTTGTAAAATATCCTGCTCTTCACCAATACGTTCTGTTTGAATATTTTTTATGTGTAGATAACGGTCTGCGACTTGAAAACCAATGCCGAATAATTCATTTATAACATCTACCATATCCAAGAAAGCAAGTTGCTTATTAACACTAGGATCAGCATAATAAGTTAGGATAATAGCTAAATTGTTGCTGTTTACATTTTTTGTTTCCGTATTCTTCGTTTTAATCAGCTTTGCAAAAAAACATGGCTGTTCAAACCCTTTTACGATTTCATCCGTATATATTTTGCAAGCATATTTTGTTTTAAGTAGAGCAAGAACCGCTCCCCAAATTTCTTTTTGCTTTAGCATTTAATCACCTAACTTCTTACTAATATCATTGAATAGCTTCTCTATTTCAACTGGTAGAACATCGCTTTCAACTTCCTGCGCTGTGGCTTCGAGAAAATGTTTTCCTTGCACAAATCCTTTAGCAACACCGTTTTTATCTTTTTGTACGTGGCCCCGATCGACTAAATGAAAATGTGGGGAAGTACTCCAAATGTCCATGCTTAACTCTGCGCCAGTATAACCTTTAACCTCCGATTTCCAAGAATCTTTAAGTTTCTTTTTATGATCTTTTCCGCTATCCGGAGACTTCTCTTTAACTATTTTTTTAAATTTATTGCCAATTTTTTTTAGATGTTTTTCAGCTGTTGCCGGAAATTCATTTGCCATAACCGTAATATGTGTCTTATATTCATCTAATCCACTAATATCAAAACCATCATCAGACATTTGTAGTAACACCTTTCCCTCGCTTTTTTAGAATACAATAAAGTTCCAGTTCTTCATGTGCTTCATAGGGATCAGTCACCGTTTGAATCTGAAAAGTTTGGTTGCCATATCGTATCAGCATATCCGCCGTAATGTTTCTTCTATAACGAATTGTTACTTTAAAATTATCAGCATCCTTAAGGCGCTGCGCTTCGTAGTACTCACGTCCACGCAACGGTTCAATGGCTGCCCAACATTTCAAAAATTCTTTTGGGATTACTTCTGTGCCGCCCAAAACATCTTCTTCATCCTCATAGCGCAAGATTACAATCCGTTTATTTAATTTCCCATGTCTCATATGATTCTCCTAACCTTGTGACATCCTAAGTTGGGCTATCATTCCGTGAAGTGTAATTCCTGTATTTTCTGCATGTTTTACCGTTAAAATGTCCGGATTTTCAACCATTTTTGTAACTAAAATCACGATAATGATTTCACACAACTTATTACTATAATCAACCTTGCAACCCGCATTTGTAATATAGGTTTCAGCCGCTGCGAGATAGCCGACCAAGATATCATCCATATCGGTTATGTCATCATCTATCTTGAGATATTTTTTCAGCAGATTTATATCCATACTTATTTTCCTGCCGGATTAGCAGCACCATCTGCTTTAGGTTCCTCACCATTATTTGCAGCACTACCTTCTACTTCTTTCTTTATCTCAGGCACTGCCAAAAATCCACCTTCACGCAATTCATTAATTCGATCTTTGTTGGTCGATTCATAAAGTGCACCTGAATTATATGACTCACCAGTTTCTTTGTCGATAAACGACTCAATAACATTAATTTTCATAGTTCTTATCCTTTCATTTGTCAGGCCGCTATAAGAAGCCTGACAACTTTTTATCTTTTTTTATGCCTGAACGGCCTTTTTCACTCGCAAAAATCCATTATAGGCTACAACATTACCTCCGGCATAAACTTCACCACGATGAGCAATCATGCCCTCTTTAAATTTGTAATCCGTAGAACGCTGTACATCAAGATCGGAGAATATAACCAGTTTGTAGTTGCTTAAAGCTCCATATGCCATACAGTATGCACCAGATATTGTTTTTGCATCGGATACCGCCGAAGCCGCACTGTTGATAATATAAGGAATCCCATCAATCGTTCCCGAGTTTCCTCTGGTAACAATGGTATGGAACGGTTTCCCATCGGTTGTCCGAAGCTGGCTGAAAGCTTTTAAATCCGCTTTATTAAGAATCAATACCGCCTGATCCTCAACCGCTTCGTCACCACCATACCCGAAAATTATTTCATTCAATGTCGTATTGGTGATAGCTGCAACGCTGATATCACTATCCGCTTCAATAGCATTGCTCGCTGCAGTCAAAATACCTGTCAAATGCCCTGTCGCACCCGTACCAATTAAAATTTCTTTGGCAAGTTTTTTTCGGGCTGAACGGGTAATTCCCTGCATAACTACACCTTCATAATCCGCTGCTGGCAACTTCTTGATTTCGTTCGTAATTTCGCTGTATGACGTAATTTTTGTTTTGTTGATATCTGCATAACCAAATGCTACATCGGTATCAGCAACTGCCATACCCTCATCTGTATAGTTACCGTCCGGAGTCTCTTTCTCATACGGCTGACTGAAAGATTCCCCACCATTAAGCGGCAACTGATCTACACCATCCAACAAACTGGACACCTGC